GCAAGGGGGGCACCTGGGCCTTGTGCTCTGTCTATGGGCTGGTCCTAAACCAGCACCTAAGGATATCTGTAGGAAGGAAGGTTCGAACTATGGCACAAGAGGTCAAGTACCGAAAGGCACGTAGTACTCTTGTGCACGGTAGTGCGACAGATCCGCTCGGCAACCACTCAACGTACTCTTATCAAGTACCGATGTGGGAGCAGAGAACATACAGTGGCAACCACCCTCTCTTCTTCTTCGTTCAGAAGGAGAAGGAGCGCCACCGTATGCCCCAGTACTGGTTGGACTTTATGTCAACCAGAGACCTGGGCGGACCTTTTAGAACAGAGAAAGGCTCCATCTATAGTAACCGGCACTCGTTCTCGGGGACTGGTTTCTATAATCCTGGAGCGTGGAATTGGTTTCATAATGGACCTCTTCTACTCAATGGGTTTAAAACACCCCTGAGTTTGGCATCTCCTAGTGAGATACAGGCTCAGAATGCTACTCTGTTCGCCCTCGGCGGCACCGCCATCGCGCGGTGTCGTCCCGGAAAACCGGGAATAGATCTGGCTGTGACTCTAGGAGAACTGCGTAAGGATGGGATTCCCACTCTTATCGGTTCTCTCTTTAGTCGAAGCCGCAACTTCAAGGACATGTTCAGAAACTCAGGTTCTGAGTATCTAAACGTGCAGTTTGGGTGGGCCCCTCTTGTGAGGGACCTCGAAAAACTGTGCCGAGTTGTGACTTCCTCTCGTGAGCTTTTGCAGGCCCACGAGAAGCAGCTGAACAAACTATTGAGGCGCACTTACCGTTTCGAGACTATTCGGGACACCGTTTCGGGGTTGTCAAAGACCCTTTCTAATTACGAACTCGCAACGGAGCAAAAAGCTTCAGCGCGTGTTGGTACCGGTGCCCAGCTTAGTCGCCAGGTTCCCCAAGAGATCACAAGCACTGTGACAAACAGTCACTTCAATGGAGGTTTCCGGTTTTACTACCCGGACATTTCTACTGCGCTTGACCATCTTGTGGAGATCGAAAACGAGGCCAATTTGCTACTTGGTACTCGTCTAGATCCTGAGGTTCTTTGGAACCTTCAGCCCTGGACCTGGCTCGCCGACTGGTTCATCAATTTTGGTGACGTGCTGGGAAACATCTCAGCATTGACAGCCGACGGGTTGGTGATGCAATATGGCTATATCATGATGGAGAAGACCGTCTCAAAAGAGATCACCCTTCCCAGGGGACTTTACATGAGTAATTTCCCCGGAGCCTCTTATTTCGATGAGAAGCCCCTAGTGATTAAGGCCGAGCTCGCAACAAAAGTGCGGGCTCAAGCATCACCCTTCGGGTTTGGCTTAACCCCTGAGGCTTTTACGCCTCAACAATGGGCCATCCTTGTGGCCTTGGGAATGTCCCAAGGTCTACCAAAGTAGTATCCTGCTCAAAAGGCGGGACTTACCCTGAAGGAATATTGCCATGGCACTTTCGGATCCTCAGTCGGTTACGCTTAATTCGGTGGCAAACAGCCTGCCGAAGGTTAGCGTGGGCGACATGAAGTCGGTCTACCAGAAGGACGACGCTAGCGTGAAGCTGACGGTCCAGCACAACGTGGGCAAGACGACGACTCGTCGAGTCATTCGTCTTGATACAACCACGATTGCTGCGGATCCTCTGCTTCCGGACGTGAACCGTGTGGTTCCGTTCGCGGCCTACCTGGTGATCGCTTCCCCCAACGTGGGGATGTCGCTCGCAACGCAGAAGGACCAGGTTAAGGGTCTTCTGACCCAGATCCAGGCTTCTTCTGACGCCGTTCTGACCAAGGTCCTGGGAGGTGAGAGCTAACGCTCTTACCTTGGACCCGTGTGCCAATGGCTATGGATGGTTTACCCTGAAAGGAAACCATGAAAAGCCAAATTGTGTTCCTACAGATGTTGCTGACAGATGTCAGCAACAGATGTCACACAAGCACCCACCGCGATCTTAAAACAATCGCGGATCGATTCGAACATGAAGGGATGTCGTTTCTGACGATATCCCTGCCTAACTTCGCCAATGACTTTCATCAAGCATTGGATCGAGGCCAGGCGCTTCCCTCCGACTTTGAGGGTTTCCACAAAGTCGGTCAGCTTCCCGTTTTTCTAGGTGGGCTGTTGGAGCAAGTGTTCGATCGTGGGAGTGGGCGTTTACTGGATGATCCAAG